CGCGACCGATTTTAAATACACATTTGCCAACAACTCAGCAATCGAATTTTTTAGCGCAGAAAATGACTCAAAACTTCGAGGTGCGCGTCGTGATTACTTGTACATGAACGAAGCAAATAATATGACTTTCCACGCTTACACCGAACTTGCCTCGAGAACTAAAAAAGGCGTTTATTTGGATTGGAATCCAGTCAACGAGTTTTGGTTTCACACCGATTTAATGAACGACCACGACGTCGATTTCTTAATTGTAAACTACGAAGACAACGAGGCATGCCCTGAGTCGGCCCTAAATTTTATTCTCAAAGCAAAAGAGAAAGCCAAGACCTCAACTTTTTGGGCGAACTGGTATAACGTTTACGGCTTAGGTCAACTCGGCTCACTTGAGGGCGTTGTGTTCCCGAATTGGGAACAAATAGACACAATACCTCAAGAGGCGAAATTCTTAGGTTGTGGCCTCGATTTTGGATACTCAAACGATCCAACTGCAATGATTGGAATATACGAGTACAACGGCAAAATAATAGCCGACGAAATGATTTACTCGACCTCACTTTTAAACTCGGACATCATTCGATTAATGAAGCAAGATAAACGCCTTCCGATTTGGGCTGACTCAGCCGAGCCAAAGTCAATTGAGGAGATACGCCGAGCAGGGTTTAACATTAAGCCAGTTGTAAAAGGAGCCGACTCAATCAATTTCGGGATCTCGGTGTTGCAGGAGAAAGATTTGCTCGTTACAAAACACAGTACCAACCTAATCAAAGAGCTTCGCAATTACTCTTGGGACACCGACAAAACAGGCAAGCGACTCAACCGCCCGATTGATGACTACAATCATGCGATTGACGCGCTTCGATACTTTGCAATGATGGGTCTTTCGATAAAAAAATCGCGAAAAGTTATCATAACGTAGGGCAACTGCATGAATTTTTCCAAATTTTATACATAAGAGGGTACAAAGCGTACCCAAGAGGGTATGAAAATCAATTATAAAAATTGATTATCACTTAAAAAAATAAACAAAACAACATTTTTCAGTTATATAAGTATGAGAGTAGTTATTCCAACATCACTAAGCGAGATCAAATTGTCGCAATACCAACGATACCAAAAGGTATTAAAAGACAACCTCGACGACGAGACTTTCGTTTGCATTCAAATGGTAGCGATATTTTGCAACCTCAGCGTTGCCGATGTAATGAAAATCCCTGTTAATGATTTTACTGATATTATTGAGACTCTTGCAAAAGTTTTGGATCAAAAACCGAAGCTCGTTCGCACGTTCAAAATGAATGGCGTTCACTACGGCTTCATTCCAAACTTTGATAAGATTACACTCGGCGAACACGCAACGATTGACACGCTGCTCGGAACTGATGAAAATGTACCGCTTTTAATGTCGGTACTTTATAGACCAATTAAACGAAAGGCAGGCGAATTTTATGAGATTGAAGAGTACGATGGCGACGAAAGCAAGGCTGATTTTTATAAGGATGTCACAATGGATATTGTGGTTGGCTCGATGCTTTTTTTTTGGACTTTAAACAAGGAATTGTTGAACAATACCCTATTGCATTTGGAGGCCAAAGCAGCGAGGGAGGGACTGAATTTGGAGGAAATTTTGGAGAACGCTGGGGTTGGTATCAGAGCTTTGTTAGATTGTCGCGAGAACTTAGAATCCACGTTCGAGATGTGGGAAAAGAGCCTCTTCATGAATCACTCACGCTACTATCTTACCTAATCGATGAGTCTTTGGAGGAAGCCAAACAAATTAAAAAACAAATGAAATAATGCGAACATTTTACCAAGCAATAGATTACATAAAAACCACGCTCGAAAGTGCGCCGCTACTTAACACAATCACTCAAGGAACGGACATAATCGACAACGTTAAAAAGAATATATTCCCACTCGCTCACATCAATGTACTATCGTCAGTCGTTAGTACTGGCGTTGTGACTTTTACTTTTGAGGTTGCAGTCGTTGACATTCGCAATATGTCAAAGGTGCAAATCAAGGACAAATTTTTAGGCAACGACAACGAGCTTGACAACCTAAACACCTGCCACGCAATACTTAATTACATGATTACAAAAATGCAGCTCAGACGCAACGAGAACGACATCGAACTTTTGAACGAGCCAAATTTGCAGCCGATATTTATGGCGTTCACAAATGCGCTCGACGGTTGGAAATGTGACATTGAACTCAGCGTTCCAAACGACCAATTCTCAGTTTGCTGCGATGGAAACTAAAATCGTTCAACAGGCCCTCAATGAATTTGGCGCGTTAGTTGTTCAGCGAGCGCAAGCCAACCTCAAACGAGGTGGCAAATATGGCACGCACAACGCAAGCGGTAACCTATCGAGGTCGCTCACGTTCAAAACAAAGATAAACCCGAACTCGTTGGAGTTTGACTTCTTTGCTGAGTCTTACTGGAAGTTATTAGATTATGGAACAACAGGAAGTCAATCGAGTAGAAAGGCACCGCAATCGCCATACAAAGCCAACGCGTCAACAGGTGCAATTGATAAATGGGTGGTTAGAAAGGGATTGAAAGGCACCCGAAGCGCGAGCGGACAATTTACAAGCCGTAAATCAATGGTCGCAGCGATAACACGCTCAATAAATAAGACAGGAACACCCGAGACTAAGTTTTTTCGCTCGGCTTTTGATTTAGAATACCAAAACTTTGACCAAGTTATAGCCGAAAAATACGGCCTTGACTTAGAATCATTTTTAAAATATGTAGTAAATGAAAATATTAAACGTTAGAAGTCCATATTTTTTACAAGTGCGCGAGGAGACTCAAGTCGCTGCACAAATACGGCTATACATTTGGCACAAAGGCGAAACGCAACCAGCGCAACCGACATACTACCTCGAGAAAAAAATACCTTCTCCGACTGATTATGAGATTGTATTTAACATCGCGCCGTTTATAGCCGAGCAAATCAATCCGATTGACGCGTATACCGAAATTTATCCCGACCAGGAGAACAATGACGCTTGGGTTTATGTCTTTGCGGAGTCTTACTACCAAATCGCAGACGATAAAACCTGGTATATTGAACGTGAGTATAATTTCGTAGGCGTTAGCGGTTTCACTTCCTACATGGGCGGTTACAATCAATTGACCGATGGCAAAATTGCCTACTTGACAAATCCCGATATTAAGTATTATTTTGATGAGGATTTGGCTCAAGCTGACCTACCTTATTTTAACGTTTTAATTGATCACGATGGGGAATCACTTACGGAGGTTAAATGGACAAATCGTAGAACTTTGTCCTCAAGTACATTCACTCTTTTGGATGGAAGCAACGACGCTGACATTTATATGTTTAAAATCCCTGCAAAAAACGCAGATATTACAAACCATAATTTCGGCAATGATATAATAATCGAGAGCGAACTTGTTGAAACGATACAACCGACTGTCACAATGATACCAATTTGCGAGGGTAAATACACGCCAGTAGTGTGCGAGTTTTTAAACCGATTTGGTGGGTGGCAATTCCTTACGTTTTTCAAAGCGCAAACAAATAGTTTGCAAACTGAAAACTCAACCTTTCATTTATTGCCCGACGAGTTAGATTACAACCCGCAGCGCAATCAATTCCAATCGTTCAATTTTAGCGGTAAGCAAAGCGTGACACTCAACACAGGTTGGGTTGATGAGAACTTTGCGAATGTAATCACGGATTTGATGTTAAGTGAGACAGTTTTACTTGACAACAAACCTGTAAACGTGAAGACAAAATCGACCAACCTTAAGACTCGAATCAAAGATAAAAATATCAATTATACAATTGATTTCGAGTACTCGTATAACTTAATTAACGACGTGATTTAAATGGTTGCATTATACATTTACGACTTCGACGGCCAAGCGGTCAATCGCATTGAGTTATTTAACGATGAGAAAATATCAATCACATCGTCAATTCAAAACTTCAACGATATTGGTAAATTGTTTACCGACTATTCTCAGACGTTTACGGTGCCAGCGAGCAAACATAACAACACGATTTTTAAACACTGGTACGAGTCAGCGGTTGGACTTACAAGCGACGAGGATCCGCTCGATGTTGATTTTGCTTTTGATCACAGGATAAAATACTACGGATACATTGAGATTGACTCAATACCATTTCGTGACGGCAAATTTTTGATGCAGAAAGCCAATAAGAAAAACAATTTTATCGAATCATATACGATTAATTTTGTGGGTAATTTGGTGCAACTTAAAGACAAATTTAAGGAGGACAAATTGAACGTTCTCGAAGGGTATGAGTCTTTAAATTTTGAGTATAACTTTACCAATGTAATTGATGGGGCCTATCCAAATATAAAATTCCCACTTATTGCGTCAACGCGTAGATTTGAATTTGAGACAGGAACGTCAAGCGATGTAACTACAACCGCTGGAG